ATGGGAGATATGATTCTTCCTACTGATAAAATGGTAGTATTGCAAGCAGAAGAAGATACGTATAACAGAGGACTATTAGTAACTAGCAATAAAGATAAAAGTTACGATGTAGCCTATTGGGCAGACGATAAAACTAAACCTTATCCTATAGGAATAGAAATAGACGGTAAGGAAGTATCAAAAGATGCTAAAATTATTAAGTTTATGTTTCACCCAGAAATGAAATAATATGATAAAGATAAAACAACTTATAGGTTTACCCTCTCTACAGTATCACATAGATAACAATCTAACGTTGTCAGAAAACGTCTACCGTTATTCTTCTGATCAGTTTATACAATTGTTCAAAGAAGCAAGAGACGCTTGGAGAGACGGTTATATTACGTTAAACGAAGAGGATACTGACCTATTAGAGACTACAGACATAGGAGAGTATGGAGATTACAATGGAATGAATGTTCCTTTAGATTTACCGATGGTATCTCCTGATAAGAACGCTTTGTTTGAAATCGGCTGCTTGATTGATGAAATGATTGAAAACGATGAAATAATAGATGAAGCTTTATCGATAGATGAAATGATCGATTACGACTTAGTAAAAGAGTTAGTAGAGTCTATGGGTGGTACTATAGATATGGATAAATTTAGACAAGCTGTAGAAATTCAAAATGAATCATTTGACTATTCTGGTTTCGATATGCTAAAAGCAGCAGTTGAATATATACCAGAAATGGAATACAAAGGTAAAAAGGTTGCACTTAACAAACCTAAAAGAGGTGGAAGTAAAAAATTCTACGTCTACGTTAAGTCAAAGAAAGGAAATGTTAAAAAAGTATCTTTCGGTGATACTGGCCTTTCAGTTAAGTTTAAGCAAAAAGGAGCAAGAGCTTCATTTGCAGCACGTCATAAGTGTGCTCAAAAGAAAGATAAAACAAAAGCAGGTTATTGGTCTTGTAACATAGGCCGTTATTGGAAATCATTAGGTGGATCATCAAACTTCTCAGGTTACTGGTAGACCCTATTCTGAAAAAAAGGAAGACGGTTATATAATAAGAGAGTTCTCTCACGACACTCCTTCATTTGAATTTGTATGGCATAGAGATAAGGAAGATCGAGTAGTTCAAGCTACACAAGATACAGACTGGCTATTCCAATTGGATAATGAAGTCCCACAAAGATTATCAAAAAACAAACTATTTATACCCAAAGAGACATATCACCGTTTGATAAAAGGAACTGGTGATTTAGTTGTAAAGATATGGCAAAAGGATTAACTTTAGGTAACTACGTAGGTGGTACTAAAAAAAAGAGACCAGGCATACATGCTAAGTCTAAAACATCAAAGCTAAAAAATAGTAAACACTATCAGAAAGCTTATAGAGGACAAGGAAAATGAAATTAACTGACATCATATTGGAACAAGATTACTACACTAGGTTTGAAGGTAAAGCTAAAGATTTAGAGAATGAGATGAAAGACACTTACAACCGTAACGATATTAGTGTAGGTATCATACAACATTCCAATGGTAATAAAGCAATGGGAGATGTCTCAATACGAGTTAAGGAAGCTTTACCATCTATTGAGTATCAAAATATGAAAAACTTTATTTCTGCAAAAGGGTTTGAAATAACAGGAGGTGCTAACTATGCTGATGATGATGGAGATAGATACTTTTACCCCAATATTAAATTTGAATTTGACTTATGAAACTATCAAAAGTTATTTTAGAGAATAAAAAAGTAGTTGAAAGTAAAGAGTTGATACTAACTACAGAAGATGTATCTAGACTTACTACTATTATAGCAGATAAACTAGAAGGTTTTCTAGATATAGGCAACAGACAACTACTTGAATCATCTATCTCAGCAGCTATAAAAGAAATAGTTGTAGAATAGGTTTGTAGTTCTAATTAAAGTTCTTATCTTATTATTAGATACGGACTGGTTATGGATTATACTTTTTTATTAGCATCCATCGAAAACATTTTAGGTAAGAGTCACAAAAGAGCAAGAGACAACCATGCTTTCAATTGCCCCTTTTGCAATCATCGTAAACCTAAGTTGGAGATAAACATGCATACCAACGAAGAGGGTAAAAACTTTTGGGAATGTTGGGTATGTCAAACTAGAGGACAAACTATACGTTCTTTACTCTACCAACTCAAGACACCAAAAGAAGAAGCACAGAGCATACTTAAGTTCCTACCTAAAGGTGCACAAGTAGAGTACAAACAACTATCTATAGTAGAGTTACCTAAAGAGTTCCAACCACTGTATACAGCTTCAGAAACATCTGTTGTTGCCAATATTGTAAAAAAATACCTATATGAACGAGGACTTAGTTCAAATGATTTTATTAAATATAGCATTGGATACTGTACAACTGGAGAGTATGGAGGACGAGTTGTTATCCCAAGTTATTCTGGATCCAACCAACTCAACTTTTTTGTTGCACGAACTTATGATGGAAACTATTTTAAATACAAAAATCCTGAAGCATCCAAAGACATAATATTTTTCGAAAACTTAATTAACTGGAATGCACCAATTATACTTTGTGAAGGTGTATTTGATGCACTTGCTATAAAAAGAAATGCCATTCCTATCTTAGGCAAAAGCATTTCCACTTCACTATACAAAAAAATAATAACAAGCTCAGTAAAAGACATTTATATTGCATTAGACGATGATGCTAAAGATAGAGCAGTCGAAATAGGTGAGCAATTTTTAAACCAAGGTAAAAGAGTGTTTTTAGTTACACTACCGGATAAAGATCCATCTGAAATGGGATTCAAAGCTTTTACCGAACATATTCAATTAGCAGAAGAATTAAACTTATCCAGTTTAATGCTGCATAAACTAGACCTATGATTAAACAAGGTATGAACATTCTCGAACAAAACGAGAAAAAACGATTAGACTTTAACCCTGATTTAAAGCAAATTAATTTTTTAGACCGCAGAGTCTATAAGAGAGGCGAAGGAGTATACTACCCGTCCGTAACTACTATACTCCAATATATGCCCAAAAATAAGTTCTTCGAATCGTGGATGAAGGATGTTGGGCATAACGCTGATCTTATTATGCGTAGAGCAGGTAAGCAAGGCACACAGGTACATGAAGCGGCTGAGAAACTAGTATTAGGAGAAGAAATCTCATGGATGGATGACTACGGTAATGCTAAATACTCTCAGATAGTATGGGAAATGATTTTAAAGTTTGCTGACTTTTGGAGAACTCATAAACCAGAACTTATATCTGCTGAAGACTTTGTTTGGTCAGACGAACACAAGTATGCAGGAACAGCTGATTTAGTAGTTAAGATGAACGGTGAAGTTTGGCTATTAGATATTAAGACATCAAACAGTGTACATAAATCATTTGATCTTCAGTTAGCTTCATATGCTAAAGCGTTAGAAGAGTCTAAAGGAGTTAAAATACAACGTACAGGCATAATTTGGTTAAAAGCTCAATCTAGAGGTCCTTCTAAACAAAAGAAAGTTATTCAAGGTAAAGGATGGAAACTTTTACAGATAGATGAGATAGAAAAGAACTTTGAACTATTCAAAATGATATACAAATTATATTCTCTAGAAAACCCAAACACCGAACCGATATATAATAGTTACCCAACTACAATTAAACTGTAACTATTTATTAATATGAATAAAAGTTGGATATTAGCATTAATTTTACTATCTTTATATAGTTGTGGTAGTTATACCCTTCAAACAAATAAAGGTTATGAAATTAAAAGCATACTTGCAGTTACAGAAGTCGGAGATACAATCGCTGTACCCTATAGACAGTTCGTCAAATATAGAGACACTCAATTTGTTAGATACCAACATAATAATAGCTGGTACTGGAACAACTGGAGATACAACGACCCTTACTTCTGGAATTCATACAACTATTGGAACCAATTTGGATATTGGAACAACTATGATAGGAGGTATCGTTATTATAGCAATACTCCTCGGTCATATGTTAGACCGAAAGTTCAACCGAAAGTCCGACCAAAACCAAAACCAAATCGAATAAGAATAAACCAAGGAAGAAGAAATGAAAATATCAACACTAATCCTAGAGAAACGCAACCGACCCAAACTCGTAGTGATGGCGGGAGGAGCAGGAACAGGCAAATCGTACCTTCTCAACCAACTAGACCTAGGATCTCTCCACCTAGTCAACCCAGACAAGTACGTAGAGGACCCGGACAGTCCAGCATACAACAAGCTAACTCCAGGGGTAGCTCTAGCCAACAAGGAAGCAGAGGCTCTATCAGACGAAAAAACTAGCTTTGTTTGGGATACTACTGCTAGTAATTCTTCTAAGATAAAAATGTTCTTAGATAAAGGATATGATGTGTATATGGTAATGGTGTATACTCACCCGATGATTGCATACATTTCCAACTTTAGTAGGAACCGTAACGTGCCTAGATCAGCAGTATTTTCTACTTGGAACAATGTATATGCCTTACTAGATACCTACAATAAGATGCTTAAAGGTAACTTATCTATATTTGTTAACTCAAGAGGCGGTGAATTTGATAAAGAAGTTAAAGGTTTTGATGCAGCAGCTAAAAATGGAGCAGCAGGTATATCTGATTATATTCAAAGGTATAACAAAGCAAACGATACAGGCAAATCTTCTTTTAGACAAGAGTATAAAATGTCTGATCAAGAAAAACAAGAGTTTTATAATGCTGTTAAAAATGTAGACTACGATACAGATGACTACAGTGAAGATAGAGCTTTAAAAAAATACTTTACCGATTGGTATAGAAAGAACGGAGTTGGACCAGGTGATGATAAGATGAACAAAAAAGTAGCATCACACAGAAGATCTAAAGAAAATGAAACTGTTAAACAGAAAAATATATTAGATAGCATAGCAGCTGATCTTTACGATCCTACATTTCAAGAAAAACTTAAACATTCTACACCTGCAGAGATAGATAGTAGAATTCAAAACTTTTTAGCATAATGGCTACAGCACTTTATCCAGGAGGTTTCAAACCACCACATAGAGGACATTTTGAAGTAGTAAAAAAACTACTTTCAAATACACACGGTGGTAAACTTTATAATTTTGATGATAGAGAAGAAGCTGGTCTAGCTGCACTTAAAGGTGGAAAAGATAAAATTGAAAAAATTGATAAGGTAAAAATATTCGTTGGTGCAAAAGATCGTAATGGAATATCAAAAGAAATTTCAACAGCTATATGGAAAATATATGCTAAATACTTAGGTAACGTTGAAATATACTCAGAAGTAAATAATCCAATGCAAAACGCTTCTGCTTATGCTAAAAAACGTCCTGAGGATAAGTTTTATGCAGTTACCGGTATAAGAGGTGAAGAAGATGTAGCTGATCTTAGACGTATTACCTCTTTTAAGAATAGAGAGAATACCCAAGGTTTAGTTTTTGCCTCTCCTGGAGGTACTAGAGCTACGGACTTAAGACAAGCAGTTTTATCAGGAAGTTTGGATAAAGTAAGAGATTTTTTTCCAAAAGAGTTATCTAGAGATGAATTAAGTAAAATTATTAATATGCTTAAACAAAGTATCATTTCAGAAATAATGGCAGGAAAAGTAGAGGAATTATTTGATGAATGGTTTATAAATGAAAACCAAGTTAACGAGCAAGTACCTACTACACCAACTCAACATAGTGCTGCTGTAAGATCTAAAGATAGAGCACATTTAGTAACCCTATATAATAGAATACTAAATCAAATTGGTACAAACGGTATAGACGTAAGATTTAACCAGGACCATATTTCAATATCACTATCTGATGAAGAACCTACTGGAAGATTTGACTACACTCCTTATATAGGATCACTATTAGAGTATATGTTAGATGAAGGTATGAATATTCAACCTTTACCTGAAGTAAAGATAAAAAGATCGATAGAAGAGTCTAATAACTTTTTTGGCAGAACTGCATATTACGATCCCAATATAAATGAAATAGTACTTTATGTAGAAGGAAGACACCCAAAAGATGTCGTTAGATCTTTCTCACATGAAATGGTACACCATACACAAAACCTTGAAGGTAGATTAAATAACGTTCAAACATCTAATACCAATGAAGATGGTGATTTGTTAGAATTAGAAAAAGAAGCTTACTTAACAGGTAACATTACATTTAGAAATTGGGAAGATCGAGTAAAAAGTACTAACGAAGGATTATGGTCTAATATAAATGCTAAAAAGAAAGCAGGTAAGAAAAAATCTCATGGCAATTCAAAAGCATATAAAGCCGCTAAAAAGGCTGGACAAGCACTAACCAAAAGTAAAAAAGCAAAAAGTGAATAATTTAAAAGACCTACTCAAAGAAGGATATCCCCTTAAGGAAGAAAAACCTAAATTACCATATAAAATTTATTGTGATATGGATGGAGTTCTTACTGACTTTGAAAGTAGATTTGAACACTACACTGGTATGCATCCTCAAGCATATGAAAAAGCAAAAGGTCTACCAGCATTTTGGCACTTGATAGATGTTGAAGTAGGTGTTAAGTTTTGGGTTGGTATGCCGTGGATGCCAAATGGTGAACGTTTATGGAATTTTATTAAACCTTATCAACCAGACTTATTAACATCTCCTTCTAGAGATAATAATTCTAGATTAGGAAAAAATCTATGGGTTAAAAATAACCTTAACCCTAAACCAAAAGTAATATTTGCATATTCTAAATCAAAGCAAAGATATGCAAATGAAAAGAGCATACTAATAGACGATAAACCGTCTAACATTAATGAATGGACAGCTAAAGGTGGAATTGCAATCAGATGTAAAGACGGAAACGTTGACCATGTTATAGAAAAATTAAAAGAATTAGGTTATGAGTGAAGAGAAAGAATCTCTACTTAAAAAAGAATTTAAACAATCAGATGTTGCTAGAGCAAGAAACTTAGTAAATAAAAGGTTTACTGATAAAACTAAGATTCAATCTGGGTATCAAAAAGTTTACTCCAAACACATTGAAGGAGATATTTGGGAGGAAAGTGGTAAAACATGGACCATTAAAAATGGTATACGGCAAAATATTACCAAGTTAGACTACCTTAAGAAACAAGTTAGAATACCTCTTGCTTGCCCTAAGTGTGGAGGTTCTATGAAACATCATCTAGCTAAAAAAATGTACAAAATACACGGCTTTTGTTTTGAGTGTGTTATAGAGTACGAAGGTACATTACAAAAGGCTGGTTTGTATGAAGCATACGAAAAAAAAATGATGTCTGGCAATATTGCAGCTTTTGCAAATGATTTAGAAAATTGGGTAAAAGAAACCTTAGAGTCTAAAATAACAATGGTTACTGAACAAGGGGATGTTGAAGATTGGAATAGAACAGATTCCAAATTTAATGATAAGATATTAAAAGAACTTAATAACTATTTAAAGTTACTACGACAGCATACCTAGTATATTTATAACATATACGTAAACAATGACTCAAAAACAGACACTCGAAGCTGTACTTACTGAAATTAAGCACATTAAAACCCATATGCCTAACGGTGAGTTAAAGCAAATGGCTAATGATTTTCAAAAAATGAAAGAGGACGTATCAGATTTAAAACGTACGCTACTCAATCCTGATGATGGAGTCATAGTAAATACTAATAAGAATACTGCTAATCGTATATATCACGAACAAAGAGCAGATCTTTATGCTGACAACCTAAGTAAACTTAATGATATGATATCCTGGAAAGCTGGAGTTAATAGAGCTTTATGGATTATATTTGGTACAATAGCAGGTATTGTCATTAGAATGTTAATGATGCATACAGGTAAAGGATAATATGACTAATAAAGAAGTACAAAATATTACTTTAGAATCTCTCAGAGATTGGTTTAAGAAAGAGAAGTGGGTTCGTATCTCTTCTTCTGGTGATATAGCAGGCGACTGTGGTACTTCTAAAAATAAAAAGAATCCTGATAGATGCTTACCAAAAGCAAAAGCACAAAGTTTAACTAAAGGTCAAAGAGCCGCTACTGCAGCTAAGAAAAAGAGAGCAGGAAGTAAAGGAAAGACAGTCGTGAAAAATACTAAAGCAGCTAAAGTAACTAGAGAAACAGCTAATCCACAAGACGGTAAAGCAGCACCGTATGGATCAGGATATAAACCTACTAAAAAGATGAAAGAAGAAAAAAATATATCAAAGAAGCAAGTTGTTAAAATTAAAGATATGATAAAGTCTTTAAAAAAATCTTCTAAAGGTCATGCAGGTCAAGCAGAGTATTTAACTAACTTAGTAAAAGAAACTTTCAAAGAAGCTTTAAAAGCTACTAAAGATGAAACTAAAGAAGCTCCAGCAGGACATTACTTTACTAAATCAGGAAACTTAGTTAAGGGTACTATGTCAGCAGATGCTAAAGAAAGAGGAGCTCGTAAAAGTGATCCAAAAGACAACACAAGATCTAAAGTACCTAAAGTAACACAATATAAAGAGGTAAAAAGACCTTCAATACAAGGAATTAAAAGAAAAATACGTAGAGCAATTACAAAAGAAGACATTGAAAATCTAGTTACCGGTACTATAGCTGAAATGCAAAATGAAAACACTTTAGAAGAAAAAGACGATAGATGTACCAGATTAGCTAAAAGCAAATACGATACATGGCCATCAGCTTATGCTTCAGGAGCAGTAGTTAGATGCAGAAAAGGTAAAATCTGGAAGAAAAAATAATGACTAGGAAAGAAATGATTACCGCTTTAAGGGAAGTACTTCAAGAACGAGCTATTATTAATGAAGGCCCCGGTAAAGATTATTTAGATAAAGCTGCTAGAGCATATTTTCAAGCTAAAGATTTTGAAGATGCTAAACCTAAACCTAATCCTAACGATGTAGCAGCTTACATAGGCGAAGCTGAAACAGATGAGATAGATGAACATGTATTAAGTGATTTCATCAAAAAAGGTAACTATAAAGAAGTTCAAGTAGCTGAATACCAGTTTGATGAAAACAAATATGACTTTAGTAAAAAAGCAGGAGCAGGAGAGTACGATAGTTCTATCATTATATTTAAAGTAGTAGACGAATCAGGTAAACATATTCTAATACCTGGTGATAGCGGTAAAAAATCTTACCCGTATTTATCCACTACAGATAGAGGTATTCTTGGAGACACATATCCTTTACTTGAAGCTGAACATGTAGAAATACTTAAAAGTATAGCTGATATTTTTCAACCAACTGATGTTTACGAAAACTA